TACAACAGGCTAATTGCCGGTGAATTTGGTTCTATTGCACCGTATGTTCCGTATGTTCCGCCGACAATACCTGTTGTTGAAGTTGGTGCGTAATGACACAACCAAACTCTAAAATTAGCCTTGTTTCTAACGTCTGGGTAAAGCAGATGGTGTTTGAAAATGTTGGCGATATAAATGAAGGGCACAAGCATTTATTTGACCACCAGACTTTACTTGCACATGGTGAAGTTGAGGTTACGGTTAATGGGAAAAGCCAAGTTTTTGAAGCCCCAACAATTATTTATATCAGAGCTGGACAGGTTCATGAAATAAAAGCCACAAAAGCCGGGACAGTTTGTTATTGCATCCACCCCATTCGTGATGGCGAAAGAATAGAAGATATTATTGACCCGGCAGATGTTCCTGTTGGTTCTAGTATCCAGCAAGGGTTAGTTGAAGGCGTAAAAGCCAAAGAATATTTTAAATATCCGCACGAATTGATTTAAGGTAAAATACATAAAACAAGACATGATTTGGGCGGCTGCGAGTGCGCGGCGCTTTAACCGGAAAGGGTAATCATGGCGATTTTTAATAAGAACACGCTTACACAGGTAAGCGGTTTTGACAATCCAATTATTGCTGGCGAATTAGTTTATGACCAGCAAACATTCTGGAATCTTGCGTTTTCCAATGAAGGTGTCGCGGTTGATTTAACCGGCGCTACTATTGACGCACAGATTATCCGCAGACAATTATCAGATATTAAAGATTCTCGCTACGGTCTGACTTTTGACATTTCAGACTATACGCCGCCACCCACTCCCGTAAATTTATCAATTACAAACAGGGATGATGAAGCTGGAACATTTACTCTTGTAATTGACGAATCAGCTTGGGGTGTGATTTCAAGCGACCCGCAGTTAGATATTAACGCTCAAAACTGCGTAGGTTTTTCTGGTCGGATAAAGATTAGTTTTCCTGCGGCTGGCTCGACTCCCGCGCAAGACAATATTATCTTTCTCTTATTCTTGGTTCGCTCCGATGGCGTGGTGAATTAAATGGCAAACATCACCGTAAATACAGAGGGAAGCAATATTGCCGTAGAGGTAACGCCAACTCCGCGCACTGAGATTTCTATCAATAGAGGTCTTTACGGCCCAAGCGGTTTTTCTGGATACTCTGGATACAGTGGGTTCTCAGGTTTTAGCGGCGCATCTGGAACTGGTGAATCTGGTTACTCAGGAATAAGTGGCTATTCTGGATTTTCTGGTGACTCTGGAATTAGTGGTTTTAGCGGAACAAGTGGCTATTCAGGATTAAGCGGTTATTCAGGAGCAAGTGGTTCCAGTGGTTATTCTGGAATCTCTGGTTGGTCTGGTGAATCTGGATTTAGCGGATATTCTGGTTCTGGTATTTCCGGTTATTCTGGCATTTCTGGATTTTCCGGTTGGTCTGGTGAATCTGGTTATTCTGGCATTTCAGGATGGTCTGGTGAATCTGGCTTTTCTGGATATAGTGGAATAAGCGGCTATTCAGGTATTTCAGGTTATTCTGGAGTTAGCGGATATTCAGGCATTAGTGGTTGGTCTGGAGAAGTCGGCGCATCCGGCATTTCTGGCTATTCTGGTTTCAGCGGTTACAGCGGGATGCAAGGAACCAGCATTAACGTCAAGGGCGAAGTTGCGACTGTTGCCAACTTGCCGCCTACCGGAAATCAAGTAAACGATGCTTACATCGTTCAGGACGATGGCAATCTGTGGGTATGGAATGGCTCTGCGTGGTATGACGCAGGGCAAATTGTTGGCCCACCCGGTGCTTCAGGATTAAGCGGATTCTCAGGTTATTCAGGAATTAGCGGTTATTCAGGTTATTCTGGTATCAGTGGATATTCAGGTGATTCAGGCATAAGCGGTTTTTCTGGCGATAGCGGAATTTCTGGTTTTAGCGGAATAAGTGGATTTTCTGGAATATCAGGCTGGTCTGGTTATTCAGGAATTTCTGGTTATTCTGGTTCTGGAATTTCAGGGTTTTCTGGCGAAAGTGGCTATTCTGGATATTCTGGATTAAGTGGATATTCAGGCGAGGTTGGAGCCAGTGGATTTTCTGGAATTTCAGGTTATTCTGGAATCAGTGGATATTCCGGTTATTCAGGAATAAGCGGATATTCTGGAAGCGGTGTAAGCGGCTTTTCTGGATATAGCGGTGAAAGCGGTTATTCCGGTTTCAGTGGAATCAGCGGGTATTCAGGAATTTCAGGCTATTCTGGAATTTCAGGTTTTTCAGGTTATTCAGGTCAGTCAGGACTTGGTGGTGCTATTGGCGCATGGGGCTCTTTTTGGTCAACTGTTGACCAGACCGCGGCAGCAAATACGCCAACTGCATTTACTGTAAATAACATTGATGCCGATTCTCAAGGCGTATCTTATGCGTCAAATTCTCGCATAACCTTTGATAATCAAGGCGTTTATAATTTTCAATTTTCCGCGCAATTACACAACAATGGTGGTGGTGGGGCAGGAAATACAGTAAATATTTGGTTGCGTAAAAATGGAACGGATGTTCCAGAAACCGATACGAGAGTGACGGTTCCCTCAAACGCGCCGTTTGTTGTTGCTGCGTGGAATTTTGTTTTAGCTGTTGATGTAAACGATTATTTGGAATTGTATTGGGAAACCGACAATGCAAATATTGGCATTGATGCAGCATCAGCAGGAGCTTCTTACCCCGGTATCCCATCAATAATTATTACCGCAACGCAAGTCATGTTTACCCAATCAGGGTATTCAGGCATTTCTGGATATTCTGGTTTCAGCGGTATCAGCGGGTTTTCTGGCGAAAGTGGTTATTCAGGAATTTCAGGCTATTCAGGAATCAGCGGATATAGCGGTTATTCTGGTATTAGCGGATACTCAGGAACATCAGGTTTTAGTGGCGAAGTAGGCGCAAGCGGAACGTCTGGATTTAGTGGCTATTCTGGTATTAGTGGTTACTCTGGAATCAGCGGGTTTAGTGGCTACTCTGGTATCAGCGGATATTCTGGTATTGATGGCGCATCTGGAGCTAGTGGATTTAGTGGTTACTCCGGTATAAGCGGGTTTAGCGGCATTAACGGTGCAACTGGAGCGTCTGGTTTTTCTGGATATTCTGGAATTAGCGGTTATTCAGGCGCGGTTGGCGCAACTGGAACTTCTGGCTTTAGCGGTTATTCAGGTATCAGTGGATACAGCGGTGCTAATGGCGCTACCGGAACGTCTGGTTTTTCAGGCTACTCAGGTATTAGTGGTTATAGCGGCGCAGTAGGTGCTACTGGAACATCTGGATTCAGCGGCTACTCTGGCATCAGCGGTTATAGCGGTGCCGTTGGTGCGACGGGAACTTCAGGGTTTTCAGGTTATTCCGGCATTAGCGGTTTTAGTGGTCGTTCTGGTTTTAGCGGAACAAACGGAGCAACTGGAACCAGTGGTTTTAGTGGATATTCCGGCATCAGTGGATTTAGCGGCGCAACTGGAGCAACTGGTTCAACTGGCGCAACAGGCACATCTGGATTCAGCGGTTATTCTGGGATTAGCGGATTTAGTGGTGCTACCGGCCCGACAACATATCCATCTGCGGGTGTCGCTGTATCTACTGGTTCAGCTTGGAGTTCATCACTAACTGCAACTAATCTTAATACCGCGTCTGCTCTTGTTCAGCGTGATTCAAGCGGTAACTTTAGTGCTGGAACAATTACCGCAAACCTTAGTGGAACCGCGTCTGCTGCTACAAATTTATCTGGCGGAAGCATAAATGGCAATTACACAATAGCCAATGCAACAAGTCCAAATACTTATTATTTTATATATGGTGATAACACAGGGTGGACTTTCCGTTTTATGACAAGCGTTGGCGGAACGCCAACTACTAGGTTTTCTTTTGTTGATAATGGAAATTTTACTGCTGTTGGGTCTGTAACGGCATCATCATTTAGCGGCGCAGGAACAGGAATTACCGGAACTGCGTCTAGTTTATCTATTGGTGGAACTGCTGCTACCGCCACTACTGCAAATGGTGTTGCATTAGGTGTTGTTTCCGGCAAAACAATTTATGATTCATTTACCGCTACCGCATCACAAACCACTTTTACAACTTCGACCACTTATACAGCAAATAAAATAATGGTTTTCTGTAATGGTGTTAAAATGGTTGGCGGCGGAACAGATGTTACTATCTCTAACGGAACAACTATTGTATTCACAACAGCGTTGTCAGCCGGAACAATAGTAGAGGCCGTATATACAATTTAACAAAACAAAACACGATGAAATACACTATAGTTATACCGACATACAATAATTGCGAAAAATATCTTAAACCATGCGTTGATTCACTTGTTAAGTGGTCAACGATGGAAGATATTGAACTTGTAATTTCAGCCAATGGTTGCACTGACAACACAAAAGCATATCTAAATTATCTATATACATCAATACCAAATTTAAAAACTGTTTGGAATGATGAGCCTATTGGATTTGCCAAAGCAACCAATGAAGGCATTAAAGTATCTACCGCAGAAAAAATCATTCTTCTTAACAATGATGTTTTGCTTTTAGAGCAGCAAAAGAATCAATGGCTGCACCAGTTAGAAGCGCCATTCTTGGAAGATGATTGCTTTGGAATAAGCGGTATTATTAAAGAATATTCCGAGCCAGCAAATTCTGAGTTTCTTGTATTTTTCTGCGTAATGATAGACAGAAAAGTATTTCAGAAAATTGGCCTATTAAGCGAAGAATTTAAAGTTGGCGGTTCTGAAGATACCGATTTTTGTATTAGAGCAAAAAATGCTGGATTCAAATTAAATTCAGTATTAGAAGTAACGCCTACTGATAACCCTAAATGGTATTCCGGTAACTTTCCTATCTTTCACGAAGGGGAAGGAACCATGCACGATTCTAATTTGGTAAAAAATTGGAATCAGACATTTTTGATTAACTCGTTAAAGCTGGCCAAGAAATATAATCCAGAATGGTATCGCTGGAAGTTAAGCAATAATTACGAACGCGCAGTCTTTCTTAAAGGCGACGCTGTTTTTCCGAGGGAAACGCAAAGATACCAATGGGCAAACCGTAATTTATACGGCAAGAAAATACTAGAAATAGGATGCTCTACTGGTTACGGTGTTCAATTCCTGCCAAGTGATATTGAGTATGTAGGACTTGATTACGACCAAACTATCGTAAGCATCGCAAAAGAACAAAACTGGAAGCCAAACTGCGAATTTGTTTACGCAGATATTAACACTTATGAGTTAGAGCAATACGACACGATTATTGCGTTTGAAGTTATTGAGCATTTAGACAATGGATTAGAGCTTGCGGAGAGATTAAAGAAACATTGCAAAAGACTGCTAATCACTTGCCCGTGGAACGAGCCAAAAGGATTTTGGGGTGAGCATCACAAATTACACGGATTGAATGAATCGCATTTTTCGGGATTTAATATTAACTATATTTCTGAGCATGGAAATATTACTGAGCAAGTAATCCCAATTAGTGATAGCAATAGATGTAATTTGATGATTATGAGTTTCACCAATGAGTAAAATTTTATGCTCTGTTGCGACTAAAGGCAGATACTTTTCTACCCTTCCGTTAGTCCTGAATGCGATTATCAATCAAACAAAGCTACCGGATAAGCTGGTAATTTTTGATGATAATGACGAACCGCAGGATATGCGGAATGAATTTATATACCAGCATTTCTTTAGAATATTAGACATTAAAGGTATTCAATGGGAATGGTTGTTTGCTGGTAAGAAAGGTCAGCATCATATACATCAAGCAGCAAATACAATGGGTTTTGATTGGGTATGGCGCGTCGATGATGATGCAATACCAGAACCCAATGTATTAGAAACTTTATCTAGTTACATTGACGATAAGGTAGGCGCGGTTGGCGGTGCAATTCTGACTCCGCCATTATTATTTGAGAATTCAGACCCTACTGGACTTCTTGAAAATATTGATAACGAGCCAAGCGTTCAATGGAAAAACATCAAACAAGTAAAGTCTGTTGAGCATCTACATTGTTCGTTCTTGTATCGTGCGGGGATACACGATTACAACTTGGGATTGTCTAGGGTAGCGCATAGGGAAGAAACATTGTTTACTTACGGGCTGCACCAAAAGGGTTTTGTATTATTAACGGTGCCTAATGCTATTACATGGCACATGAAAAACCCAAAAGGCGGAATACGCGATGGTCAAAAGCAGGAAATGTTTGACCATGACGAAAGAATATTTAGAAATATTATTAACTATAAAGAAAAGACTATTGTTGTTTTGAACAACGGAATGGGCGACCACGTTGTATTCAGCAAAATTCTTCCAGATATAAAGAATCCAGTGGTATTTGGTTGCTATCCTGAAATTATACCTTGTAAACCTATTGTTGAAGCGCAAGCGTTATTTGGCGATTTAGACCAATGGAATATCTATAAAAAAATGGCGGAATGGAACTGGACTGAAAGCATAGAAAAAGCATACAGAAAACTATATCTATGATTTTAATTAGCCCATACTCCAAAAAATTATCTAATGGGAAAACCAATCCTAAAAACTATCCATTTTGGAAAGAAGTCATTGAAGGCATAAATGAGCCTGTAATTCAAATTGGCATAGAAGGGGAAGAACAGCTAACCGCTGACTTCAGGAAAAACTTATCAATACCTGAGATTAAACAGTTAATAAAAGATTGCAGGTTATGGATTTCCTGCGATAGTTTTATCCAGCACTTGGCTTCTCTATCTGGAAAACGGGGAATAGTATTATGGTCAGTATCAGACCCCAACATTTACGGGTATCCAGAGAATGTCAATTTATTAAAGAGCAGGGATTGTTTGTCAAAAAATCAATTTTTATGGTGGGAATCCGTGGAATTTGATGCAAGCAAGTTTGTTACTCCGGAAGAAGTCCTATACAATCTAAGCAATTTTTAACCTACCTTTCCGGGTGAACAAATGGATTGTTTGTCTAATCCGCAATGCCAGAATATTGCTGATAAATCAGTAAAAAAAGTTTTTGCAATTCTTGGTGTTGATATTGACGACCCGCAACAAGTTGAAGAATTCAGAGAAGATTTAAGGTTCGGTAAAAGACTTCGCAAGTATTCAGATTATGGAACTATGGCAGTAATTGCAGCAGTATTTGTAGCACTCGGTGCAGCACTTTGGGCAGGTATTGTTACAAAGGTTTCTGGAAAATGAACTGGTCTGACGTATTAAAAGCTGTCATCCCGATTGTAGTCGCATCTTTGGCTTGGCTGCTTGGCGAAGTTAGCTCTTTTAATACCCGTCTGACAAAAATTGAAGGGCAGATGCCTGCATTGATTACTCCGCAAGGCACTCCCACAGATAGCCCTTTATCCGCTGATGCAAGGCACAAACTAAAAGAAGAACTATACAAAGACTTGCATGACCTTCAAGTTAGGGTAAAGCTAATGGAAGAAAGGCAAAAATTTAAATGATTCCAATTCCAGCACTTTTATCCGTTGGCGCAAAGCTGATAGACAAGTTCTTCCCTGACGCACAGGCTGCGGAACAGGCCAAGCTGAAGCTGCTGGAGATGCAGCAAAACGGTGAACTGGCTCAACTGAACGCTGACGTTACCGAGCAGCACGAACTTACCGAACGCCTCAAGGCTGACATGGGCAGCGATAGTTGGCTGTCCAAGAACATACGCCCCATGACGTTGGTATTTATTCTGATTACTTACACGGTATTTGGTTTGATGTCGGCGTGGGATATTGAAGTCAACAACAATTACGTCGAACTGCTTGGGCAGTGGGGCATGTTGATTATGTCCTTTTACTTTGGTGGCCGGACTCTTGAAAAAATCATGAGTTTCAAAAAGGCAAAAGAATAATGCAGTTGACCGCCAATTTTTCGCTTGAGGAATTGACGCGCTCCGAGGCGGCAGACCGCAACGGATGGGATAACACGCCCAACGCGCAGGAGATTGAGAACCTGAAGCGCCTTGCTGCCTTACTTCAGCAGGTCAAGACTGCGGTTGGTGGCAAGCCTGTAATGATTAACAGCGGTTTCCGGTCTAAGCGTGTTAATGATGCGGTTGGTTCTAAAGACTCAAGCCAGCACCGTTTAGGATGTGCTGCGGATATTCGGGTGCCGGGCATGAAGCCACGTGAAGTTGTAGAAGCCTGTATCGCTGCGGGTGTGCCGTTTGACCAGATTATCCTTGAGTTCGATTCTTGGACTCATATTTCAGTGCCTAATACGCCAGAGTTTAAGCCTCGCGGCTCAAAGTTAATTATTGACCGTTCTGGAACAAAAACATTTTGAATGATAGTTACCCCCAAATCTATAAAGGCTGCTTACAACTTATTGAAAGTAACGGCTTTTGATGGGGTAAAACTTCCCTCTAAAGTTAAATTTAAGGCATCAAACTTAAAGAAATATTGGGGTTTGTATCTTTGGCCTGACCAAGTTTTAGTCGTAAATACAGAAGCAAAAACAATCGACATGCTTATGAAAATAGTGGCACATGAAATGTGTCACGCAGCGTTAGAACAAAATGCCGATTGCGACCATGATTTACACGACGAAAATTTTAATCAACTTGCTCAGATTGTTTGTAAAAAAATGGGTTGGAATGGCGGTGTCTAATGGCTGCACACAATCAAAAATGCACAGATGAAGAATTTATAGAGATATGGAATAAATATCATTCTACATCTATGGTTGCAAAAGAAATTGGTGTTAGCGACGCAAATGTAAGAAAAAGACGACGGACATTAGAAGAAAAATTTAACATAATTTTGGCATTAAAAGATTCACTTGGAAGAAAGTTATATGATGAATCTATGCTGGTTACTTCTGACCGCGTAGAGGTCAAATTCAAGATAAACGATGGAGTGGTTTTAGTCGCTGGCGACCAGCACTACTACCCCGGGCAGATTCCTGTATCTCATAGAGCATTGGTTTATCTTGCAAAAAAGATTAAACCATTTGCAATCGTGTGGAATGGCGACGCATGTGACTTTCCGAGTATCTCAAGACACTCATCTATCGGTCATGAAAAGTATCCGACAGTCCGTGAAGAGCTAGATACTGTTTCGGAAAGGTCTGAAGAAATTATTAAAGCCTCGCCAAATAGTAGGCGCGTCTGGAACTTAGGTAATCACGACCTTCGTTTTGAAAGCCGCTTGGCTGCGATGGCTCCCGAATATAAAGACGTTGAAGGCATCCACCTAAAAGACCATATGCCCGGTTGGATTCCAGCTTGGTTTGTCACGATTAACGAAGGAAGTAAAAGCCATACCGAAATCCGTCATCGTGAGAAAGGCGGGATTCATGCGGGATATAACGGCACCAAAGAAGCCGGTGTTAATTTAGTAACAGGACATGACCATAGGGCAGAGGTCGTTGCTTACGATGACCGTAGAGGTCGTAGATACGCGGTAAGACATGGAATGACCGCAGACTCCTGCCGCGACCCGCAGTTTGTTAATTACCTTGAGGGGCGCAAGACGAATTGGCAATCAGGTTTTGCGGTTCTTACTTATAAGAATGGGGTATTGCTTCAGCCTGAATTGGCTTTAAGATTTGATGATGACTCGTTTCAGTTCCGAGGCGAAATAATTAAGGTTTAGGCCACAATTTTAAATATGTTGCTCCTTACTCTCCGTAGCAACTAAGCACTTTTTCAAAAGCCGCAATCATGTCTTTAATTTGTTTGACATCCTCTTTTTTGTTGGTGCTAAACACGGCGCAATGTTTTGCATCTTTATGTTTCTGAAGGTCGGAACGTAGTGACGCAAGCATAAAAGACAGGTCTTGCATCACAATGCTTTCAACAGCTTCGTTTGTTATCTCTACTTTCATTTTTTTCTCCTAATGGTAGGCGGAGCCGGAATCGAACCGGCAAGCGTTAGCGGCAGATTTTAAGTCTGCTGTGTTTACCAATTTCACCACCCGCCCTAAACTTTTCTTAATTTTTTAAGTAATAAATCCAGTTTTTCTCGATTCTCCGCAGAAAGTTCCTTTGACTGCGGCGGCGGAAGGCATAAGGCTTGCTCACGTGGCGGCAGGACGCGCAGGAATTGTGCGGGTGACGGGAAGCTATCAACTGTCGCGCACAACTCGCCAAAAGCCGTTTTAATGCGTTTCCTGTCTAGGTTTTCATTCCACGCAATCGGTCTGCTGGCTACCGTTTCAAACCAGACAACGGCAGTCGCAGTAACCGTATCGGCTGAAGGGGCATTTCTTAGCCGCAAAGAAATTAACCTTTGCAGCCCTTCGACGATTTCACTTTTCAGCCAGTTCACGTTTCCAGCTTTCAAGGGCAACGATAGTGCCGAGGGTTTTGCTTAACTGTTTTGGCACGTTGATTTCCATCTCGTCCGACCAGCGTTCACCACGGAGCCAAGTCGCAGGGTGCGGGATGTATTGACCACCGTCCTTTTGCCATTGTTCGGACTGGCATTGATTGTTAATCGCGGCCAGCAGTTCTTCCAGCGGCGGTCTTATTCTGGCGGTCTGAAACCATGCTTTTCTAGCGACTGCTTTGGCTACACGGCGAGGATATGCTCGCCAGAAGATTTCAAAATCATCCATTTAGAAAATCTCCCCACGCTTCGTCTTGCAGATAATCTTCCAATTCATCGTGGTCAAATTCAAAACCCGCAGGAAAATCTACTTCCAACTCAATTTCACCCTCTGCTGGATAAGAATTTTCCGGCGAACCGTTGATTCTTGACGGAAGGTAATACCCTTTGTATTTGACGGTAACTTCGTGTTCTCGACCCTCAACGTCAAAAACAAATGTCGTAAATTCGCCGCCGATATCCATTATTTCCCCACGTAGTATTTTTTGACTTTGACTTTTTCGCCAAGTCGATTCTTGACGGGAATCATGTAACCGGAAATCTTCATTCCCGAATTGCGAAGCTCAAGAATTCGTGAGGCAAGCCGCGTAACTCCATACTTGGAAAACGCTTGCATGGTAGTAATAGTTTTGTGTTTCTTCAGATGATTCTTGATGATGTCGTTTTGTGTCATGTCGTATCTCCTTGGTTAAGGTGAAAACATCATAAACAGTCAATAATCTATAAGTCAAGAATTATTTTTTTTAAACGCAAACCAACCATCAAACTCGCGTTTGATGAACTCAGCCGTATGTTTTACCTTTGGCTATGTCAGGAACGGTATTGAGTAACAACTCTCTAATCGCTGGCCTGAACCAGTTGGATTGGCTATGGCGGGTGTTTCCCCCGGCTCCGCAGCTGTATATTCTGCGGCCTCTAGCCCCGTCAGACCTGCTTGCTTACGCACTGGTCTTTCGTGCGGCCAATAAAAAACCCTTTACGGCTTGGGTTTCAGGTCGCGGTAGAGATGGGCGCAGATACAAGAAGGTCGCACATCAAGACCGAAACCCAATGCGTAAAGGGTTCGCTTGTATCAACGCTCCACCGCTAGAGCGACCTGTTTTTTCACAGGCAAAGCGATATTAAACCGATTTTTTGCACGTTGCAAGCCCCTAAAAATAATTCTTGACTTACCAAAATTTACTATTTACAGTTGCAATCGGAGGTGACAAATGAAACAACCAACAAAGCTACCGGAAACTTGGCCTTTCGCTATTCGCGAAACAAAAATAGTAATTGTCAATAAAGTCAAAAAAAGTCGTAAAAAATATGTTAAGCGTTCATTGGCAGATATAGAATCAGCACCCTTTTGAGGAAAAATATGACAGACGCACAGGCAATAGCATTGGGTAGATTCTGCGGCATGGCTGAGTTCGCAAGGCAATATCCAGAATATGCTTTCAGCGGTGAACATTACAAAAAGCAGTTGATAGACATTCTTGAACAATACGAAAGGACAAAACATGAAACTGATAGCCAGCGCATTTCTAAACGCGCAGAAGCAATTCTCTCCGGCATTAAAAAACAGCCTGAATCCGCACTTTAAAAGTAAATACGCTGACCTTGCTAGTTGTGTAGATGCGGTGATGGATGCGCTAAATGCTAACGGCATTTCACTGATTCAAACTACGCACCCGCACGACAATGGAGTGGTCGTAGAAACATTGTTTCTACATGAATCTGGCGAACAGCTTTCTGGCGGCAAGTTGTTTTTCCCTGCGGTTAAGCATGACGCACAAGGCTATATGAGCGCACTTACGTATTGCCGCAGGGGTTCGCTTATGTCGGCGTGTGGGATTGCGCCGGAAGATGATGATGGCAATGCTTCAGTTCTAAAAGAAGTGTTTAACAAAGAGTTTTGCGGCGATTACGAAACCCTAAAGTTCAAACTTCAAAACGCAGATTCTTTGGATGAACTGCAAAAGATTTGGTCTGCTATGAACACTGATGAACGAATGATGATGGCTAAAGAAAAAGAAGCAGCCAAAGGTAAGTTGAAATGAGGGAAGAAAACAAACAGCAAGGCAACGGAGAGTGGTTTAACCAGCGCATAGGCAAGCTGACTGCATCGCGGATGAAAGATGCTATGAGTTTTACCAAAAAGGGAACCGATGCTTCAGAACGCATAAAGTTAAAAATGGAAATTGTAACGGAGCGCATGACAGATATTATTGTTCCCAAATACATAAATGCTGCAATGCAATGGGGTATTGACCACGAACCATTAGCCAAAGAAAAATTTGAAAGTGAAACTGGTATTTTGATTCAAGACGTAGGTTTTGTTCCGCACCCGACTATTGATAATTTTGGTGCATCGCCAGATGGCCTGACCAGTGATGGTTATTTGATTGAAACCAAATGCCCATCCTCTACTACGCACCTTAAATATTTACTTGACAAAGACAATGTGCCGGAAGAATATAAGCCTCAGATGTGCGTTCAAGCACTCTGCACCGGCAGGAAAAAAATATGGTTTGTATCTTACGACCCTAGATTTCCGCCGAAGCAACAAATGTTCGTAAAACTCTACGAGCCAACTGACAAAGAATTAAATGAAGTAGAAGCAGCCGCAATTAAGTTTCTTGCGGAAGTAGATGAACTTTTTGACAACGTGATTGGAGCCTGAAATGCAATACGACAACACAAACAGCGGTGCATTGTTTAAAAACGACAAGAAAGAAACGGAAAAGCAGCCTGACTACAAAGGCAAGCTGAAC